TTCAAATGTTTATCGTATAATTCATATATTCATATACAAGAGGATGGCGTCACCAAAGAAATAAAAATAGGTGATTTTTATGAAAAATATATAAATACTTGTAGAGATGAACATTCACTACAAAAGGATAATACCATGAAACAAAAGGGAACCAAAAAGATCGACCTATTTATTAACAAGTATGGTGAGGCAGAAGGAACTGAACGGTATAATGTTTGGATAGAGAAGATGAGAGAGAATGGAAAGAAGGGAAAGGGTAGAGGTACACTTAAATGGTATGTTGAGAAGTATGGTGAGATAGAGGGAACTGTTAGATACGAAAAACGCATTAATACATTACGAGAATCCAATAAAGGTATTAACACCCTTGAATATTACACGAAAAAATATGGCGAAGAAGAGGGTACCAAGAAATACCACAAAAAGAACCTCACTATATCCGATAAAGGTAGGGGAACACTGGAATGGTTTATTGGAAGGCATGGCGAAGAAGATGGTATAACAAAACACACACAATATATTGACAGACAAAAATTCTCCCATTCAGAGGAAGGGTATATAGAGAAACATGGCAACGAAGAGGGGGTATTATTGTGGCAGGAGAGAATGTTTCATTTGAAACACACAACATCACTTGAAGGGTTTGTCATGAGACATGGAGAAGAAGAGGGTCTTATTAGATGGAAAGAACGACAAAAGAAATGGATGAAATCATATAAAAAATCTAATTTTTCAAAAGTTTCACAAGAGGTATTTTGGTCTTTATCTTATCATATCAACGACTTATCAAACACATATTTCGCAGAATTAGATAGAACAAAAAATGAAGATAAAACTGGTAAGAACCATGAATATAATCTGGATTTGGGAGACTCATTCATTAAACCAGACTTCATCAAAGATAATAAAATCATAGAGTTTGATGGTGATTATTGGCATGGAGAGGCAAGAGGTAACCAAGAAAGAGACAGACTTCGTGACGAAGAATTGACCGGTCTTGGATATAAAGTATTACGAGTAAAGGAAAGAGATTGGAAATCTGACCCTGATATGGTGGTTAAAAAATGTTTGGAGTTTATTAATGGATAGTATCGCAAAAGAAAGTATTGATATAAGAGATAGAAATATACAGGTATTTTCTGACAACGGATGGATACCTATTGAATATGCACACAAAACCCATTCATTCAGGGAATATGTCATTTTATTTGAGAGTGGAAGAGAATTGGGATGTGCTGACAATCACTGTCTTATTGGCGAGGGTTATAGAGAGGTCATGGCAAAAGACCTTGTTATGGGCGACATTATAATTTCGGACGATGGGTTTGATATCGTGTTTGATGTATTTGATACGGGTATTGATGAAGAAATGTATGACATAACAATGAAAGAACATCATCTTTTTTATACAAATGGAATCCTGTCACATAATTCAAATGTCATGGCGAACATGATAGCCAGACAGGTCTTGAATGGTAAGAATATTGCTCTTGCCTCATTAGAAATGTCAGAGGATATGTTTGCTCAACGATTTGATGGTATCTATTCTCTATTGGACATTAATAGATTCTATTTCAACCAGAGATTACAGCGAGAATTGGTGACCAGATTGACGGCAATCAAGGCTATGCCCGGACGTGGTAACCTTTATATCAAGTCATTCCCGACAGGTAAGGCGTCTGTCAACGATTTCCGTACATGGACGAGAGAGTTGAAAATGAGAGGGGTTGAACTTGATGCTTTCTTCTTTGATTATCTGAATCTTATGGCGTCAACAGAGGTTGCAAAGTCTGATAATACCTACAATTCAGTTAAGAGTATAGCAGAAGAGACACGTGCTATGGGATTTGAGTTTGATATCCCAATGATTTCAGTTAGTCAGTTGAACCGTACTGGTACGTTCATGTCCTTTGAGGATGTTGATTTCAATAGTATTGCTGAGTCAATGGGTGTACCAGCGACCGCCGACTTCATGATGATTATGGGTAGCAACGATGACAATCAGATGTACAACAACGAGGTTCATTACAAGATAGTCAAGAACCGTTTTGGTGGACGTGTAGGTGAAATGGACAAGTTTTATTATGATGCTCGTTCAATGAAAATGTATTGTTCTACAGAACTTGACCAATGGATGCAAGATATAGAGATATCAGGTGATGACCGGGCGATACATAGTCATACAGAACCAGACCAACAACCGAGAAGGAGGGGGTAATGGTTACAGAATTAAAAGAAGATTGGGAATATGTTTTACAACAAGACCGTATATCTGTGGTAAAGTGTTATGGTACGTGGTGTGGCCCTTGTAAGTTTTATGGACCTCATTTTCAGAGATTTTCTGAGAACCTTGATGTTTACAATGAGACTGAAATCAAGTATTATCAAAGTAACAATGACGTATTGACTGATTTTAAGAGAAAGTTTACTGTGGACAGACTACCGACCACATTATTCTTTATCCATGGCATATTGGTGACTAGAATACATGGAGTAACAAGCCAAAGAATTATAGAAAAAGTTCTTGACCAAGTACTTAAAATACCGTATCATATAAAAAGGAGTAATGATGAATCTACGTGAACTCGTGAAGATTGTTGATAAATGTGAAGAGAAATATGAGGATTATGTATCAATCAAGATGTATGGTGATGGTTCTGGTGGCCTTTATGATGATAAGGGAGAAGAACTAACTACATGGGATGGATGTGAAGATATTGAACCGACACTAAAAGGATGGTTAAAAGAATGAAGGAATATAAAATTGTAGAGAATATACCGAGTGTTCCAGCGACAGAAACAATGTTGAATGAACTATCATCAGAAGGCTGGGTTGTGGTATCATTTGGACAATTCCAAATATGTTTGGAAAGGGATAAACAAAATGAAGAGCAAACAGTTGGACAAATCAACGGCTAAGAGACTAGAAAAGTTTCTTGAAGACAGAAAGACTCTCCTTGACAGGTTTGAAGACCTCATTGAAGATACTGTCTTTGAAGACCCCTATTACTACGTCTACCGTAAGTTGAAGTTTAGTTACTGGAATCCTCGTACTGCTTATCGTATGGTGAGTCAAGGTGTCCGTAACCTTATTAAATGGTTTCCTGTTATCTGGAATGACCGTGATTGGGATTGGCATTACTGGTTGACTATGAACATCAAGAAACTTGAGGGTATGGAAAATTCTATCCGTAATGGGTGTCATGTCTATTGTGAACGTGATGCCGACAATATCCGTAAGGCTCTATTGGCACTGAAACGTCTTGAAGATGATGATTACACCGAGAATGCTTTAAATAACCATGATAAGAAATGGGGTAAACTGGATACCAGTTTCGGCCCCCGTGATGAAAGTCAGTGTCGTGAATGGTTGTTCAATAGACCTAACGCTAACACTAATGAAGAGAAGGAACAGGAACGTAAAGAATTCCTAAGACTTATCAAACACGCTGATTACATGCAAAAACAAGACCTTGAATACGCCAACAAGATTATCACTAAATATCTCTTCCATTGGTGGGATTGATGGAGGTCAGCGGTGCCCCTCATGAACCGCTACCACTGAAATGGTATCTTGATAGACTTGTCAAGGATGTAAGTAATTGTAAATGTTGTAATTTATACGAAAATGGTAGGGTACTTCCAGAAGTAGGGGAGTACCCTAGTTATATTTTATTACTTGATCATCCCAAAATTGATATGGAAATAAATTTATTTAAGTTATGGGAATTATTCAAGAAAGTAGGATTATCCAGACAAGAATTCGTTATCATGTACACGACTCAGTGTAAGACGAAGACCACAAAACGTATGGGTAAGAAGTATTCCCCAGCGCCTTCCCGTTCACATCGAGAAGAGTGCCGACCTTGGCTACACGCCTTCCTTACTGAAATGAAGAATCCTAAAATGTTAGTGATGGGTAACATATCCATGGAACATGTTGGATGTGGTTTTAATGGTATTGTAGAGAAAAATGCCACGGTAGAGAAACCTAAGATATGTGGTATGGTTATCCCCTGTGTTCTGTCGGTATCACCAAGTTACCTGACAACTGGTTACAAAGGTCATGAAATGATAAAGAAATCCCTTGAAGTATTCAAACACCTGTGATATATTGTATTTGTAAGTGACAACAACCTTCACAAAAGGAATTAATCATGGAAAAAGATCCACAAATTATGTTTGGCGTAATTATGTTTTATGTCATTTTTATTTACCCGATGATACAAAACCTCTTACTGAACGGAGGATTTTAATATGAATGAATGGATATTTGCATGGAAATTTTTTGTATTTATTGACTTAATTTCCGCATATGGTAGCTATGGTCAAGGTGATATGATTGGTTTTATAGTGTTTCTTGGATGGGCTCTGTTATGTGGACTTTGGGCTCGTCTTGATACAGAAAAAACAAATGATATTAACTATGACATTTTAACCGAAAGTTACCGAGTAAAATTAAAGGTGTTATAATGAAAATATTTCTTGATGATGAAAGAAACACCCCCGAAGGTTGGTGGAGAGTCTATGACCCTACCCAAGCTATCGGTATGCTTGAGTCTGGTATGGTGACACATATTTCACTTGACCATGATTTAGGTGATGACAAAGTAATCGGTACAGGGTATGATGTTGTATTATGGATTGAGGAACAAACAGTATTAAATAGTTTTGTCCCCCCTTATATGCTCGTACATTCTGCTAACCCTTCCGCCCGTCAAAAGATGGAGTCGGGAATTGACCAAATAAGGAAAATCTATCGTGAAAGAATCAAGGAGTCTGATTGAAGAGGCTAAACGTATTCACTGGCGTAGAGATATAATGACAGGGAGACAAAAAAACACATAAAGGATGGGTGATAGAAAGATATGAGAATCCAAAGCGTAAGCGATATTCACACCGAATTCGGAATAATTCAGAGTAATTATGATAAAATCGTAGAAACCCCTGCTGATGTATTAGTGTTGGCAGGGGATATTGCTACAGGTCAGACTATATTACCTTTCCTTAAAAAATTGACATCAGATTGTAAGGAAAAAGAGGTTATTCTTGTTCCGGGAAATCATGACTACTATTCTGTTAGGAAGGTTGATCTGGACAAAGAACTAATGTCGATTGGTATCAAGAACCTTCATGTCCTGATTGAAAGGGATATCTGTATGGATGGTATTACATTCATTGGTACTACTGGATGGTGGGATGGTAGTGGTGGAACTAATGGTATAAATCTAGCCGTAACACACGGACTTAACGACTTCAAGATGATTCATGACGTTGCAGAGAATGGTGATGGTGTTTGGTGGGGTCAAAAAGCCAAATGTTTCATTGACAGTAAACTATACTTCTACAGGGCAAATTTCCCTGATATGAAGAGGGTTGTTATTACTCACCATTTCCCTCATAGACGTAGTATTGCCCCTCAATTCAGAGGTAGTGCATTGAACGTGTGTTTCTATAACGCATGGGAAGACCTGATTAAAGAATACCGTCCTGAACTTTGGATTCACGGTCATACCCATTGTGGGTTTGATTATACCGTAAAAGGGAATGATGGGTTTCCTCATCTACCTGATGATGACAAAGGTGTGACTAGGGTTGTCTGTAACCCTCAAGGTTATCCAGAAGAGTTTGCTGTATCAAGAGAGGCTATTTCTGACCATTACAAGAAATATGACCTTGTGGCTACTGAGCCTGATTATAACATCTACAAGTCTACTGAGAATGGTCATTTTGATCCTTCCAAAGTGATTGAAATTTAAAGGGGATTGATATGAACGCACGTAAAACCGATAGACGTAAAACAATTTGTGAAAGTATCATGTCAGCACTTAAACATGATGAGGTATTTGACCGTACAAAGTACAAAAAACTTGATGAATCTGAGATACAGAACCGTATGGCGACACCTTTGAATCGTGAGGTTGCCAGACTTTTCGAAGATCACAAGGGATACAATACAGAACGTGCTCTAAAGGAAGCACGTGTTAAGTTTGCCAGTGAGTCTGACCCAAAGACCACGGTTAAGAACTTTGTGTTTATGGGTGTTCAACACCGTCCTGACTTCACTATTGAATTTGATGGCTTGAATATTGCCGTTGAAATCAAGAAAGGTGGCAGTGGTCAGTCAATCCGAGAAGGTATTGGTCAGTCAGTTGTATACAATACCAACTTTGACTTCACAGTATACCTCTATGTTGATACCTCCGCTGATGACCGTATCAAGAACGCATTTAATGGTGAACGTGAACTTAACTTGAGAGAGTCGTTATGGAACAATCACAACGTACTCTTTGATGTGGTATGATGTTACCCAAGATAGAAGAGAAATTACATGACAATCACCCCTGTTGTGGATGTGGTCCTCATTGTTTGGAAGAGTGTCCTAATTACCACCAATACATCCATCCACATTGGGGAGATAGACAGGCATGGTGTTCTTATGTAGAAGAAGAATTATTCTATTATGATGGTGGTTTTATTGCAAAATGTCATAAAGGATTTAGTGACGAAGAAATGCAAGAAATATTTGACGCAGAAGAAGGAATTGATGATAGAGTTATAAGGATAGAGATTGTATGAGTATAATCAAGACCATTGGACACGAACAAGATGAAATGATTAAGAATATCATAGACTTACACTGTGATGGTCAGGTGGATGTTGACCCGACTTATAGTAAAGGAATGTTCTATGATTCAGGTCTTGTACCACAACCACGATATAAATTTGATTTGTTCCCTCAGACCGAGGATACAGTTAGATGTGCCGCAGAGGCTCTTCCATTTGACGATGGACAGGTGGGTTCAATTATATTTGACCCGCCTTTCCTCGTTGGATATACAAAACCTAACAAAACAGGTATAATGGGTAAAAGATTTGGTGGATTCAGATATATCCAAGACCTGTGGTCATGGTATGACCTGTGCCTACCAGAGTTTCACCGGATATTGAAGAAGAAAGGTAAGCTTGTATTCAAATGTCAAGATACCGTAAGTAGTGGAAAACAATGGCTTAGTCATGTACATGTCATTAATAAGGCAGAGGAGTGTGGTTTCTATACCAAGGATTTATTTGTCCTTCTTGCCTATAATAGAATGATAGGACATAACCACGCCAACCAAAAGCACGCAAGGAAGTTTCATTCCTATTTCGTAATATTTGAGAAGAGGTAATAATGGCCAAAGAGAAGATAATCACAACAAAACCGTTGGTTCGATATCCCGGCAGTAAGTCGAGAAAGACCAAGAAATTAACATCCATGTTCCCTGAGTTCACCGGAACTTACATGGAGCCATTCATTGGTTCAGGGGTTATATCAATCTTTCAGGGAGAGACTGTACCTGAACGTAACATATGGATTAACGACATATACACAGACCTGTATAACCTGTGGGTAAATGTCAGAGACAACGCACCAGAACTGGTTGAACGTTGTATTGATATTCGTGCTCGTTACCCCAAGGAAGAGGCTGAGACAGTTGGTAAGACATTGTTCAATGAAATGACTGTACTTGCTGAGAACGGTGACAGTTTGGACAAGGCTGTGGCTTTCTTTGTCAAGAACAAGATTAGTTTTAGTGGGGTAGGTGGTGTGTCTAAACTGGCGTACCGTGATACCTTCAATGACAATAACACACTGAAATTACTGACTATTTCTGGCATTATCAAGGATTTCCATATCACTAATGTTGATTATCGTATGTTGTTTGCTGAGGTACAAGATAATGATTTCATTTTCCTTGACCCTCCATATGATATCAAGGACATGTTATATGGACCTGACGGTAAGATTCACGCGGGTTTCGACCACCAAGAGTTCTTTGAGTCAGTTGACCAGTTGAAATGTAAATGGTTAATAACTTATAATGATAACGAACAACTGAGAGAATGGTACAAGGATTACAACATTATTGATGAAGAATATCTATATTGTATGTCCTTTGAGACTAATGAAGCTGGGGAGAAAAAGGCTCGTACTAAGAACGAACTGATTATCTCCAACTATGACATAAAAATATAAATACAAAGGTAGTATAATAATGCTCACTGGTGAACGAATGAGATTTGAGAAATACTTGATTGAGAGTAACAATACCAAACCAACAACCTTCTATCACGAAGTTTGTTGTGCCATATATTGTATTGACAGTAACGCTGTATTAAATACAGGTACAGATATCCTTCAATATTTTATTGACGGTAAAGTTAATGCAGTGAATTCTGGACTAAACACGATAAAAGCTGTTGAGTTCGCAGGTCATAAAGCATACTCCGAGTTCTTCACACCAGAACCTATCCCCGCCTCAGCCAAGAAAATTATGGATGATGCCAAAAAAATAGCTATTAAACTGACCACACCGGCAGTCATAGGAAGACCAACCGCTGTGTGGTGGACAGGGCCAACTAACGACGCATCCCGATTAGGTGCTGCTGATATTGTCATTTTACAAGGTGCTACCGAACATCCCGTATCACTTAAATATGGTGGAGGTCAGCTAAAGAATCTTGGATTGAAAAAGTTTGGTGATATTCTCTTCAAAAATGTACTTGTTGATGGGGAAGACGTTGTAAACAAATTAAAGTCTGAGGAATATAGTGTGTATTGGGATGGAATGACCAGAGATTGGTTAAAATATCTATTTGATAAAGGAATGACCCAAGTAGGTCCATATCTCACGGTATCATGGGATGGATATCAAAGTCTAAAGGTTACTGATAAAGACAAGGAATCCCTGTTAACCCTTCACTACAAAAAAGTTGACAGAATGGCGAAGGAAACCTTATTAAAGACTTTCGCTAGAAAATATTATCAGGAAGTTTTGACAACGCCAGACCAGAAAGTATGGTATGGATTAAGGTCAAAATGGTTTGATGCCATGTTCAAAGGGTTCTTTGAGAACCACGAATACAAGATAAACCAGAATCTCAAAGAGTTCTTCATAGCCCAGATGAGTATAGGTAATATTGGTATGTGGTATGCCGCTAGTGGTGGTAAGAAAATAATGTACATACCGTCATACAACGAATTTATCACTATCGCCAGTGATTTGTTGGTTTATAGTTATAGTTCGTCAGCTTCAACGTCTGGATACACTATTGTATTGAACGTCAAGACCAATGACGGACGTGATGTAATGAGGATTGACGTTGATATCAGATTTATAGCAGGACAGATGGATGGTTTACCGTCTTCCAAGTCAAAAATGTCCTTAAAAATCACACCCGCTGATTGGAATGAAATGTTTATACAAAAAAAGTAATACCACAATTTACATAAAATACCCCTTATGATAATATGAGGGGTATAAAAATTTGTATAACAGGCAGGTGTATTATATTTCGCAACCTACATTATGATACTAAACGCAGTCGTGTTTACCTGTGGGAACAAAACGAAGGCGATAATGATTACCGAATGATTGATTGGGTACCATATGTCTTTGAACCTGACCCACATGGACACATTGAAACCGTTGAAGGTATCCCCGTTAAGAAAGTAGAATTCAATTCATACGCAGAATACCAAGATTACCAGAAACATCATAAAAACAATATATATGAGAATGAAAGTCCAAAAGAAATTCAATTCTTGTCCGAATGGTATCACAACATCCCCGACAACTCCATTGAACCACCAAAACTAAAAGCATATTCAATAGATATAGAGGTACACGTTGAAGGGAAACTGGATATGAATAAAGTATTGAAGGTTAGAAAAAAGATGTAATTATATAAATACCTATTGACATAGAAGTTTGTTGTTATAGGGGGTTAATATAATGTCTGTTGATATGGTGCAAGATGCACAACTGTACAAGATAACGCATATACCAAGTGGGTTATACTATATAGGCATAACTTGGGGTAAAAATCATTGTTATAAGAAGAGATTCAAAAAACATATAAATGGGAAGGGCAGTGTTTATATAAAAAGACTCATAGAACAGGGGTACGTAAAAAGTGATTTCATAACAGAATTATTATTGGAAGGGTGTTTGGGTGATCTACATGAAATGGAATATGATCTATCAGTCATGTATCCGGATGGGTTGAATGGGAACAAGGGAAACGCCATAGTACAAACGGATGAAGGATTTGATGCCGCGTGTAAAAAAAGAAAAGATAAGATGTTCCAAACCCGAATGAAAATATCAGAAAAATTAAACCCTAACCTCTCATGGGAAGAAAGAACGGAGAAATTGAAAATGAGGGATTGGTGGAAATCCTTGCCTATTTTTATTAGGTCTGAAATTATACTGAAACATAGAAAAGATCATATAAAAAAATATTGTCACACTAATGAGATTAGGAATAAAAGAAATGAAACACTGTCTAATATGACAGATGAAGAACGGATGGTAGTAAACAAAAAAAGGTCTGTTTCACTGAAAGATACATTGTTTGAAATGACAACAGAAGATATGGCACAAAGAATGTCAAATAGTTGTTTGGGTTTAACAGAAGAACAACAAGTCCTTCGTGGAAAAAAAATATCAAAGGGGAAGAAGGGCAAGAAAACCAATCAACAAGAGATAATGCGACAACGGTACAAAAATATGTCAGAAGAAGAGTTTGATAAATGGTGTGAGGGACGTAAGGAGAGATATGTCACAAGAGCAAGAAACCTCAGAAACGACTAAAGAAATATACATGACTATTGGTGACATAGAGGATAGTCAGGAAGAATATGAATATTGGGATGAAAGTTCTGATCAGTGGGTTTCGTATACTGATAACAAATACAAATTTAAGAAAGGCGGAGGTTTCCCGAAAGCTGACCTTGCCGCATGGCCTGTAGTTCTTATCAACGTCCGTGAATTCGGTGAAGGTGGTATTAACAAGTCATGGGGTCTGAAAGAATACACTGGTGATTGGGATGTTGATTATGTTCAGTGTGAGTCAGAACAAGACCTACTGATGCAGTTCTTCAACTGGTGGCACCGTAATGCTCCTGATGTTGTTACGGGTTGGAATATCTCACCACACAACAAGACCAATGAGAGAGGGGGGTTTGACCTTCCATACCTTGTCAATCGCTCAAAGAATCTCTTTGGTAAGAAAGCTGACGTGTACAAGAAACTGTCACCGATTGGTATTGTCCGTTGTTGGGATGATAACAAATCAGGTGCTATGTATGTTGATATTGCTGGGGTGTCAGTCCTTGATTACTTTGCTCTTTATAAATGGTATACCACCAAGAACCCTGAGAACTATAAACTTGACACAATTGCACGTGAGGAATTGGGTCTAGGGAAGTTGGATTACTCTGCTTTCGTAGACCTCAAGACACTTTATGACGGTGACTTCAATCTCTATGTTGAATACAATGTTATTGATAATCAGAGAGTCATGGAACTTGAGGATAAGTTGGGTTATATTCTCCTTGCACAGTCACTCGCTCTTTTATGTCGTTGTAAAATGGAACACTACACTGCTTCTACCCACCTAGTAGAGGGTTTGATGTTGACACATTTTAGGCGTAATGATTTGTGTGCTCCACGAATGGAAGGTGGAAATCAAGAGTGGTTTCCTGCTGCGTTCGTTAAAGAACCTCAGAAGGGTCAGTATGATTGGATTGTAGACCTTGATATTGCATCATCCTACCCGACAGCCATTATCACACTTAACATGTCTACAGAGACATACTATGGTCGTTGTATGGGGTATAAGG